CCGATGGGCTAACCGACTCGCAAATTGCATCCCGTCTCGACATTTCCAGCCACACGGTCAACCGTCACATTCGCACCGTTTTTATTAAGCTAAACGCACGAACGCGAGCGCAGGCAATGTTCCATTTCATGCTGTTTCAGGGGTATCGCAATTTCAAGTCAGTATCAGGAAGGCGCTAAGCCTGCGAAATTGGTTTCGTGGCAGTAACCGCGAAACTGAAACTTGGATTCTTGGAAGACGCATGGGACGACGCGCCGGAAGGCGATGGCGGCCTGCGTCAGAAGCTTCGCGAGTTGGAGAAAGCGGTTCGCATCGGACTCTCTGGTGGAACAATCGTCAGCCTCACTGCTAACGGACGCTCGCACACCTACTCCAACACTGGCGCGACTCAGCAAGACATCGCGGAGATGTGGCGTGAACTCATCACGCTGCATGACAAAATTTCCGCGCAATTATCTTCGACGGTTGACGACACGATTTACACCGAGATGGTGGCGCTGCTTTCCGCTGGTGGCGTCACCGAATGGGAGAATGATTATTCGGAGGTGTGCCGATGACGCTCAAGGAAAAATTCTTTGCCGCGTTGGACGCATGGCGTGGCAAACCATCCGCCGAATACGAGGCCGGAAGGCGCTTCCAAAAAGACCGGAGCTACCTGCATGGATACGTTCAAGACCCGCGCTTCGATGCCACTGAATGTGTCCGCACTGAAATGGTTCGCAAGTCGCGTTGGTTTGAAAAGAATGATCCTCTCGCCAATCGTCTCGCTGAAGTCTTCACTGAATTCACCGTCGGGGCTTATGGTCCTCCCATCAGCCCCGCCACGGCTGATGAAGACTGGAATCAGCGCGCGTCTGATTGGTTGGAAGAATGGAATCCACTCGCCGACCTGACCTCGCGCTTTGGTTACGGCGGCGTGATGACGACTGCCGCCTGGCGTCGCTTCTTTGATGGCGAATTCTTCATCCTGAAAACGAAGGGCGAAAACAATCGTCCGCGCATCCAAGGTATCTCCGCGCATCGCGTCGCCACGCCACCGGACAAATACGAGCAAGAGGGCAAGACAATCGTTGACGGCGTGCAGATTGACGGTCGCGGTCGTCCGGTTGGTTATTGGATTCAAGAGGGTTTTGAGGAAGACAAGTTCACGCTGCGAAACGCGAATGAAGTCGTTCACATCTTCGAGCCTGAGTCACCCGGTCAATATCGTGGCCTTCCGATGCTCACGCCGGTGATGAACCTGCTGCACGATTGGAACGACCTGCTGATGTTCGAGATGAAGGCGGCGAAAGACGCTGCATCCATCACCAACATCTGGAAGACCAAAAGCGGAGAAAAGACTCCAGACCAGCTTCGCCGTGAACGCGCGACCGGACAGACGCAGAATAGTTCCGGGACAGAAGTCACCGAGGCGCGCACGCAATTCTTTCAGCGAATCGTTGGCGGTCGCAACGTCGCCATCGGAATGGATGAAGACATCAAGCAACTCGCCAGTCAGCGCCCCTCGGTCACTTCGCAGTGGTTCATGGATTACGTGGCGTCGCTGATTTGTTCCGGCATCGGATTCTCGAAGCTGCTGGTTTTTCCGTGGAGCATTCAAGGCACGGTTGCGCGTGGAGAATACGATCTCTCAACCAACTTTTTCCGCGCGCGCTTCGCATCATTCCAATCGGCGGCTTATCAGATTTACCTTTACGCTCTCGGAATGGCGCGCTTTCAGGATGTGCGCGTTGCCGATGCTCCGGCGGATTGGGCGACGCGCGTCAACATCCGACCCCCGGCCTCTCCGAACGTGGACATCGGCCGCAACATGGCTGCGACCATCTCCGCTTTGGAATCCGGTCTGACAACGCTGGAAGAGCAATACGGGATGCGCGGACAGGACTGGCGGCAGCCGATCCGTCAGCGCGCTCGTGAAGAGAAGTTCATCGACCGCATTGCCGGCGAGTCTGGTCTTTCTGCCGACCGCATCCGCAAGGCCATTGCCGAATCGCTGCGGAACGAGATGAGTGAAAACACCAAGCTCCAACAGCAAGAGGATTTGCAACCAGCATGAAATTTCCATCGCAACCATCATTCGCAATTCTCGCCGGCGTAACCGCCAAGCAATACCACGTCTCCGTCAAGGCTGCTGAAGGCGATGCCGATGCTGAGATTTTGATTCACGGCCCGATCGGTCGCTCCTTCTGGTCGGAGGGTGGAATCACAGGAAAGGATTTTACCGATGCACTCAACCAATTTCCCGTCGGGACAAAAGTCACCGTCGGCATCAACTCCCAAGGCGGGGCAGTCGGCGAAGGACTCGCTATCTACAACGCCATCAAACGCCGCGCCGAAGACATCACATGCCGGATTGACGGCTACGCCATTTCAATCGCCTCAGTCATTCCGCTTGCCGCCGGCAAGGTCATCTCGCCGGACTCTGCCATTTGGATGATTCACAACGCCTGGTCATGGATGGAAGGTGGCCAAGGCAACGCTGAGGACATGCGCAAGCTTGCAGAGCTGGCTGGAAAAGCTGCCGAGATGCTGGATAAGCATGATGACGTTCTTGTCGCCGCCTATGTCGCGCGCAGTGGCAAGAAAGATGAAGAGATTCGCAACGCGATGGCCGAGGAGACGTGGTTGACGGGTTCAGAGGCAGTTGAGTGGGGTCTGGCCGACGAGGTGTCCGATGATGCTGCGGACCTTGAGGCGCTGGACTTCTCTGGGATGGAAGCGAAGGCGTTCAAGAAGATCCCACTCAACTGCCGGGCGATGATTCTCGCGGCAAGTAAAACTCCAAATTCCGCTCTGCCTCCGCAGGGCAAAGCACAAACCAAAAACCAAACAGAAGAAAATAGTATGAATCGAGCACAACGAATCGCCCTGCTGAACGGCTGGGGCGTCATGGTCAAAGACGAAGCCAGCGTCACCGACGCACGGCTTGACGAACTGATTGCAATGGGTCGCACGGCTGCCAACGCCGCATTCAAAGGTGAAGCCGCGCCGGCTGCTGCGCAGAATGTCATTCCGATGACGGTAGCTGATGTGAACAACGCAGTAGCTACAGCGGTTCAAGCTGCTGAACGCCGCGCTGATTGCAAGGCTTCGCTGCTTGAAATGGTCAGCGAAAACCGTATCACAAAAGCGCAAATGGACCGCGTTCTCAAAACGCCGTTCGATCAGTGGGACACTCAAATTGCCGCCCTGCGCGAGAATCCGATTATGCCGGTCGCAGCCGAGCCGGTGGATGGTGTCAACGTTGAGCAGATTGGCGACAGTGTTGCCGATTGCGAAACCGCAGTGAAAAACCTTCGCGCGCCAATCATTGCCGCGATTGAGAAGCGCCAGTCTCCCGACGTGAAGGCGATTCAGAAGAACGCCATCGTCATCGCTCAACTGGTGACGAAGAACCTCCAGAAGCTGCGTCAGGCTTTCAACGCGAACAACATCAGCGCCGACTTGAAGCGCAATGTCATCCTCACGCAGGGCATGCGGGCGTTCAAGCGTAACATCGTGAACCTTGGAATCTTCTCCACGCGGTTCAACAACATCCCGCTCGAAGGCACGAACAAGATTGCTGTGCCTTATTACCCACTCGACACCGCTGCCGCGAACGACTTCGCGGACGGCACGGGTTACGAGTTCAACGAAAGCTCTGACACCGAAGACAAGGATGTCACGATCAACAAGCGGAAATACAAGCCGTTCAACTTCTACTCTCACCAGCTCGCGCGCCAGCCGTATTTTGACGTGGAACGCCTGATGATGATGAAGGCGGAGCAGCTCGGCATTGACGTCTGGACCGATGTCCTTTCGCTCTTCACGCTGGCTGACTACGGTGCGGCGGTGAAGGCTGAAGCCGCCGACACATTCGACAGTGATGACGTCACCGACATCGCCACCGCTTGCGATGAAGCTGAATGGCCTGATGCCGGTCGCGCGCTGGTCTTGAAGTCGTCCTATCATGGCAACCTTCGCAAAGACCCTTCGCTGAAGAACGCGGACAAGTCTGGCAGTGACTCCACATTGCGCGAGGGCTCAACGGGTCGTGTTGATCGTTTCGACATCTTCCAGACTCCGCGCTTCCCTGCCAATGGTGAAAACCTTGTCGGCTTGGCGGTCTTGCCGCCTGCTGCGCTGGTTGCTACCTCGCCGATTGCGCCTGGGCCTGCGGTGCGTCAACAGCTCTTGAGCTACGATGTCGTTGTTGATCCCGACCTCGGCATCAGCTTCGAGTATCGGCACTGGGGTAATCCTGACCAAGACGAGGAACGCGAAGTTGTGGAATGCAACTACGGCTACAACAAGGGGCAGACCGAAGCCGCGAAGCGCATCACGTCCTAACCGTCTCAAAATCGCGGCGGTTGAAATACACCGCCGCGAACTTAAAAACATGAGAACATTTATCCTCATCGGAAAGTCTCGCAAAACCGGGAAAGACGAACTGATTCTCGGTCGCGAGGCGAAAGGCTCTGATCATATCGAAGCCTATAAAAAACTCGGGGCGCAGC